GGTGACTGGCCTGAAATCTTAGTTGAAAAGCATTGGATGATGGATAGCGATGCCATTGACAAACAGCGCGCAGAAGCAGCCGACCGCATCGAAGCACAAGCGGCAGAGATCGAGCGGCTAAAATATAACGGCATCCACTCTTGCCACGATAAATGTGAGCGGCCTCTGTGCGTCGCGTGGCGGGAGAACGATGCGCTGAAAGCAGAGAGCGAGCGGCTGCGTAACGCACTTTCGTGGGCTGAGAAAGTCGATCCTGACCTTGTGTTCGCAATTCGCGTTCACGCAGCCTGTGGGGCAGCGAAATGACCGGGAAAGAGCATAGACGGGACTTCCCTGACCACATCATCCAAGAAGCAGCAGAGCGGTTTGGCATTCCGAACATGACAGCCGATTTTTGGCGGAAGCATTTGGAGATTAACGATTTATTCTGCGCTCTATGCCAAGCCGTAAGCGAAATTAGGGAGGAGAAGAAATGAAACAGGAAACCGCAGCGCAACTCGCTGATTGGATCGCCAACAACACGCGTGGCTATGCCCGGCGTGACGGCAACATAATTTATCTTGAAGGCAAGATTGATGCCTACGAACTTCTTCTATATGCTCAGTCGCTTCTGGCTGGCAGAACCACGGAGCAAATCCATGAGGACAATCGGCTATCTTACACTGGTCGGCCTGACTTACATCGCGGCAACGCTATGGTTGAAGGCGCAGATTGGTGATTTAGACTTAAAGGATTACGAGAACTATAATGACTATATTTGAGCGAGAGCAGATCACGAAAAATATGAGAGATATGATGACTACTTTTGAGCGAGAGCAGATCATCGAATACATTGAGCACCGCGCTAACCGGACGCAATCGCATGAGGCCAAGGTGGCGCTGCTGGTGCTGGCCTCGGACTTGCGCGCTGAGTTCCACCTACCGGGGGGTCTAAGCAATGGACAAGATAAAGTGGAATGATGACGAAGAAAAAATCGAGTGTATTCCAGTATTTATCATAGGTTTTGAAGAAGATTTTGAACGCGGCGTGGTAATCACAACCTCCGCGTACCAATTCATGGACGAAGCCGAGCCGGACTTTGCGCTTTACGCAATAGACGCGGCCGTTGATATGCTGATGCAGAAGCGTGACAAAATCGAAAAGAGGGAATTACACTAATGAAATTTAAGACGCTCTATGAGATTGGGTTCACCGATCTCGTGTCCGTTATCCCGCCCAATGCCGAACTATCGGCCATGTCCAAAATCCAAGCCGATCAAGCGGGCAAAGCGCCCGGTCGGCAGAATGCACAGGGCACTTGGGGCGGCTATGGCTGGCAGGACTATACGCCGACGCCAAATGATGTCGAGCGGTGGGACCGCAGCCACGCTAATATCGGCTTGAAGGCAAGCAAATATCCTGCGGTTGACATTGATGTTGTTAACGAGGGGCTGGCTAGGGTCATTGGTGATATGGCGGTCAAGGCATTGGGCAAAGCCCCGATCCGCATTGGCCGGTATCCCAAGAGGCTTCTCATGTATCGGACCGACGAGAAGATCGGCCGGATGCAGGTGCGGTTCCGCGACGGCATGGGCGTCGAGCAGCTTGTAGAATTTCTAGGGGACGGGCAGCAGTACGTCATCGCCGGTATTCACCCTATCACTAAGGAGCCGTACAGTCTTGATGTGGACCTGACACAACGCGGCCCGGCTGGGTTGAAGAAGGTCACACGGGAAAAGATCGAGCAGTTCTTTGCCGATCTGACCGAGACGTTGGAGATGATGGGCTGCCAGATTATCCACGCCGACAAGACAGCCCAGAAGGCGGTCGAGCGGCAGTCGGTCGATCAGGCGGCGCTCATCGCGCCAAGCGTTGCCCATGTGCAGGCAGCGGTCGCGGCTATCCCGAACAAGACTGAGCACTTCCCTGACCGTGATGACTATATCCGCATGGGCTACGCCATCAAGGCTGCGTGCGGCCCGGACAATGAAGCCGATGCGTTCGAGATATTCGAAGCATGGGCGGCCGGTTGGGAAGACGGCGTTAACACGCTCGATACTATCGAGGCGGACTTTGGTCGTATGCACCCGCCCTATGAGTTGGGCTGGGACTGGCTGGCTGACAAGGCGGCGTCCTTTGGGCACAAGCGGGAGGTCGATGAGTTCGACGTGACCGACTTTTCCGACGATGACTTCGGCGTAGTAGCGTCGGCCGGGGAAACGCCGATTGAGTATAGCGACATTGCTTTGGCGCAGCGCGTTGCTCGTCTACACGTTTCGGATATTCGATACGTTGTTGGCGGCATGGGCTGGGTCGCGTGGGACGGCAACAAGTGGGCGAAGGACGTGGCCAACAAGCACATCTCCATCGTCCGTAAGGTCTGCGCGCAGGCGTCGTCTGAGGCGTTGGCTAACATTGGAAGCCCACAAAAGGCTGAGCGGATCGCGCAGCGTGTGGCGTCATACAATGTGATCGCCAATGTAGCGAAACTCGCGGCCGTGGAGCCGACAATGCAGGCAACCACCGAGCAGCTAGACGCTGACATCTATATCCTCAACACCAAGTCGGGCATGGTGGACTTGAAGACGGGTGTGCTGCACCCTCATGACCGTTCTCGCATGTGCACAAAATGCACATCGGTTGAAGCGGACTTCAGCAAACCAGCGCCCCAATGGCAAGCGTTTCTCAATGAGGCGTGCAACGGTGACAGTGAGTTAATCACTTACCTTCAAAGGTTGGCTGGCTATTCGTCCACAGGCTCTACCAAAGAGCACATCCTTGCCTTCGCCCACGGGTCCGGCGGCAATGGCAAAGGGACGTTCCTTGGAGCGATAGGCAACATCCTTGGCGATTATGCCACCGTGGCTAGTGCGGACGTTTTCTTGGCGTCGAACAATCAGCGTCACCCCACAGAGTTGGCGTCGTTGATGGGTGCTCGGCTCGTTCACGCGCAGGAGATTGATCCGTCGCGCAAGTGGGATGAAGCCAAGGTCAAGAGCCTGACCGGCGGGGACAAGATCAGTGCACGCTTCATGCGGCAGGACTTGTTTGAGTTTAACCCGCAGTTCACGCTTGTGATCGCGGGCAACACCAAGCCGGAGATTACTAACGTCGATGACGCCATGCGGCGGCGTATGCACCTGATCCCATTTGAGACGAAGCCTGCCCGTAAGGATGTGGACTTGCCGGACAAGCTGAAAGAAGAATATCCAGCCATTTTGGCGTGGATTGTCGAGGGGGCTAAGGCTTGGCTGTCTGAGGGCTTGAACCCGCCAGCGGTCGTTATCCAAGCTACCGAGGACTATCTCGCAGGAGAGGATGCCTTGGCCCGCTGGATCACGGAGCGTTGCGTTGTCGGCGTTGACAATGAGATGACGACCAATGAGGCGTTCAACGACTTCCGCGATTGGTGCAAGGACAGCAACGAAGTCAAGGGGCGTGACTGGTCGCAGCGTAAGTTTAACAATGAGATGAAGATCAGGGGCTATGAAGCCACAAGGGACCGGGCGACACGAACGAAGCGTGTGTTCCGTGGTCTTGAACTTCTCATCGGCGATGAAGATCACATGGTCATCAACGCCATGATGGACGATCAAGCCGACGAGTTTTTTGGTTTCCAGATCGAGATCAAGGGGCGTGATGTTGATGAGGATGAGGCATGACCCGGCCCGGCGAGAAAGGATGTGACGCGATGTATGGAGAAGATTTTATGAGGTATAAGGACATTCGGGATGTGCTCAATGAGGAAGCGGCCGGGGGTGAGAAGCCATCGGTCTATGATCCGGTGGAGAAGCCCAAGCACTATAACTCCGGCGGTATCGAGGCCATCACGGCGATTGAAGCGTCGATGGATCAGGAGGCATATGAGGGCTACCTCAAGGGATCAGTCATGAAGTATTTGTGGCGCTATGAGAAGAAACAGAAGCCGATTGAGGACTTGAAAAAGGCCCGATGGTTTCTTGATCGGCTGATAGGTTTACGTGAACGTAAAGAGTGAGTTGACGTTAACGTAAAGTAGATTGAGAGGGCTTCGGCCCTCTTTTTTTAAATCCGTGCACGGTTTGAAGAAGTTCGGGCCGGGTTTGGGCCGGGTTTAGGGCCAGATTTAATGGCGGAAAACTAAGGATGTGCCGGGAGTGCCGGGTTTGAAAAAGTTAATTGGCTCTTACGACAGTAACAGTGTTACCCATGTACATTTACCACTGTTACATTATTTACGCCGTGTTATACTCGACCAAACCCGGCACTCCCGGCCCAATGGCGGAAATGCGTGGGTAAACCCGGCCCTAAACCCGGCCCGAACCATGCACGGATTTTTCAAACCGTGCACGGATGGCAGTTTTCCGTTA